GATCTATGACCCGGCGGTCAGCACCACGACTTATGAGCGCGTCAGCGAGAAGACCGGCTACACCGGGACGGTGACGAACTCCAATATCGTTCTGTCGGCGTTTGGTCGCCTGTGGGTGGCTAACAGCACCACCAACAAGAACACCGTTTACTTCTCTGATCTGCTGGCTGGTCATGTCTGGAGTACCGGCACGGCTGGCTCGCTCAATGTGGATCGTGTCTGGCCCAACGGCCCGGACGAGATTCAAGGGCTGGCCGCGCATAACGGCTTCCTGATCATCTTTGGCAAGCGCCAGATTCTGGTGTATCAAAACGCCACCACGCCCTCGACCATGAGCCTGAGCGACACGGTGGGCGGCATCGGCTGCATCGCCCGCGACTCTATCCAGACGACGGGCAAGGATGTCCTGTTCCTGTCCAACTCTGGCGTGCGTTCGTTCGCCAGGACGATTGTTGAGAAGTCAGCGCCGCTGGGCGACTTGTCCAAGAATGTCCGAAACGACCTGATGACCGCCATCGCTGGCGAGACGCTGGCGAATGTGAAGTCGGTCTATTCAGAAACTGAGGCGTTCTATCTGCTGACTACGCCTTCTGTCAGCCAGGTCTTCTGCTTTGATACGCGGGGCCAGTTGCAAGACGGATCGTTTCGGACGACGACTTGGGACTCGATTGAGCCTACTTCGCTACTGTCGCGGCGCAACGGCGATGTGCTGATCGGTAAGAACGGCTACATCGGCAAGTACAGCACCTATCTAGACGACACATCTGTTTATCGGTTCCAGTACTACACGAACCACGCTGATCTTGGGGATCAGAACATCACTTCGATTCTGAAGAAGATCAAGGCGGTCGTGATTGGCGGAACGAATCAGTATGTGACGATCAAGTGGGGGTTTGACTTCAACACAAGCTATCAGTCAGTCAACACCTATATCCCGATTCAAGGTGTGTCTGAGTACGGCGTTGCCGAGTATGGCGCCAATGGATCGCCTGTGGCCTACTACTCTAGTGGCGTTGCCTTGCAGACGCTCGTTGCGTCTGCGTCTGGCAGCGGAAAAGTAGTGCAGACCGGATACGAGTCCAATATTAACGGGTCAGCGCTGTCGATCCAGAAGATCGAAATCCAGTCGAAAAATGGGAAGATGTCATGAGCGCCAATTTAAAATTGGTGCTCGCCACTAAGCAGTGTAATCGCTGCTTAGTGGATAAGCATCTTTCAGATTTCTCAAAAAACTCTAAAGCCAAGGACGGCCTTCAGTATCGGTGCAGAACCTGCGATCTAGCCTATCAAAACGAACGCAGGGTAAAAAACAGAGATTCTTTAACGCAGTATTACAGAGACTATCAGAAAGAGCGCCGAAAGAATTTCGACTATCGACTTCAGATGCTTGTTAACGCATCAAAGCAACGCGCTCGGCTCAATCAACGAGAGCATTCGATATCGGTTGAGGATGTTAAGGCCATCTATCCGCCTGACGGGAGATGCCCAATTTTTGGCTTAAAACTTGAGTTCAACGGGGCTGGGTTCAGAGACAATAGCCCCAGCATCGACAGGATAGACTCAACAAGAGGCTACACCAGCGACAATATTCAGATTATTTCTTGGAAGGCAAACCGTATAAAAGGCGCTTCGTCGTTACAAGATTTAGAGATGATGGTCGCATACCTGAAGCAAGGGGATTGAAGTGGCAAATTACGTTCAAAGCACCAACTTCGCTACGAAGGATTCTCTGTCGCCTGGCGATCCTCTCAAGATCGTCAAGGGCACCGAGATCAACACCGAGTTTGTCAACATCGCTATTGCGGTAGCGACAAAGGCTGATCTGGTATCGCCGTCGTTTACCACGCCGCTACTTGGCACTCCAACCTCTGGCACGCTGACCAATTGCACGGGGCTGCCGGTTGCTACCGGCGTCTCTGGCCTGGGTACTGGTGTGGCTACAGCTCTGGCGGTCAATGTCGGCTCTGCTGGCGCTCCGGTGGTCAACGGCGGCGCTTTGGGTACGCCCAGCTCGGGGACGCTGACTAACGCCACCGGCTTGCCGCTAACGACCGGCGTGACCGGTACGCTGCCCGTGGCTAACGGCGGCACGGGTGTGACGACCTCGACCGGCTCCGGTGCGGTTGTTCTTGGGACTAGCCCGACGATTTCTAGCCCGACGCTTACGACGCCAACCATCAACTCGGCGCAGTTTGCTACTGTGTCAGGAACTGCCCCACTCTACGCAGCTCGTGCTTGGGTGAATTTCAACGGTACAGGAACTGTTGCGATTAGGGCCAGCGGGAATGTGACCAGCATCACGGACAATGGTACTGGCGACTACACGCTCAACTTCACGACCGCAATGCCAGACGCAAACTACTCAGTATCTGGTGTTACCGGCGTTGGAACTGCTGACGCAATGATAGGTTTAAGTGGAGCCACCGCTCAAACAGCTAGCCTTGTGCGGTTTGTCACCATTAATTCCGCAGCTAATGTTGTTGATAATCCGCAAGTTCATGTTCAAATTCACAGGTAAAGGCCATCCATGAACAAACGCATCATTTACCCTACCGACGAAGGCGGAGTGGCAGTTATTGTTCCCGCGCCTAATTGTGGTCTGACCATCGAAGAAATTGCCGCCAAGGATGTTCCCGCAGGCAAACCATTCAAGATTATCAATGTGACGGACATCCCGTCGGATCGCACTTTCCGTGACGCATGGGAGTACCAAGAGTGATTACGATCAACATCGACAAGGCCAAGGCTATCGGTCACGGTATGCGCCGCGCTGCTCGTTCACAAGAGTTTGCTCCTTTGGATATTAAGGCCACCATCCCGTCGGAGGCGGCGGCTGCTGAATCTGCGCGGCAGGCTATCCGTGAGAAATATGCGGCTATGCAAACAGCGATTGACGCAGCAACCACCTCAGACCAAATCAAAGCGGCGCTGGTGTGATCACCCATCACTTCAGCGACGGACTGTACGCCAAGCAGGCTGAGTTCCCTGCTGGCACAGCCATCCTGAAGCACACGCACGACTTCAGCCATCTGTCGATCCTGGCGAAGGGCAAAGTGGCCGTGATGAAGGGCGAGGATGTTGAGATTATTGAAGCGCCAGCCTGCATTGAGATCAAGGCTGGATTGACGCACGGCGTCAAGGCGCTAACCGATTGTGTTTGGTTTTGTATCCACGCGACCGACGAGAAAGATCCGTCTAAGGTCGATGATGTTTTAATTGGAGCTTGATATGCCTATTGCATTGATTACCGCTGGTGCAGGTTTGCTTGGCGGCTACTTTGCAGGTGAATCCGCCAAGGACGCCGCAGAAACTCAGGCCAACGCGCAGAGGGAAGCCGCACAGCTTGCTACCAACGAGGCGCGCTTTCGTCCGGTAGGTATTACCACGCGCTTCGGTCAGTCACAGTTCCAGTACGGGCCTGGCGGTCAAGTTACCGGCGCGGGGTACACCATCTCGCCGGAGATGCAGGCGTATCAAAACCGCCTGATGGCGCTGTCTGGTCAGGGTCTGACGCAAGCAGAGCAGGCGCAGCAACAGTTTGCCCCCTTGCAGACCGGCGCTCAAGGGCTGTTCGGCTTGGGGCAGCAGTACCTCGCGCAGTCGCCACAAGAGGCCGCGCAGCAGTACATGGCTAGGCAGCAAGAGCTGCTGGCTCCGACGCGAGAGCGTAAGTTGGCGCAGCTTCAGAACACGCTGTTCCAGCAGGGCCGTAGCGGTCTGTCCGTTGGCGCTACTGGTGAGCGGCCTAGCGGTGCGGCTGGTCTGGGCGCAACGACGCCGGAGCTGGAGGCTTACTACAACGCCTTGGCGCAGCAAGACGCGCTTCTGGCCTCTGAGGCTATGCAGGCCGGTCAAAAGCAAACGGCGTTTGGCGCTGGTCTGCTCGGCACCGCAGGCAACCTCCTGACGCAAGGCTATCAGGGCCAGATCGATGCTCTGGCTCCGTATAGGGCGTATCTGAGTGGCGTCGGCACGCTTGAGGCGCAGGGCCAGCAGGCTCTTGAGCTTGGCTCCGCGCTGGGCGGTCGCATTGCCAACCCGACGGGCGCTAATGCGCTCATGCAAGGCGGAATTGCTTCGGCGCAGACGCAAGCAGCGGCCAACGCTTACAACCCGTTTGCCACGGCGCTGGTTAATGCGTCTAACAACCCGGCTTTCCAAAGAGGAATTCAGGGGATGTTTGGCGGCGGCGGTGGGTCGTCTACGCCGACTAGCTACTACATGGGTGGCCGGGGCGAAGCCGTGCCTATGGGTGGTTTTGAAGAGTACGCTTACGCACTCTAAAGGAAGATCATGGCCGACATCGTTCAATCTCTCTTCGGCGTCACGCCTGAGCTGTACCAGCAAGCGCAGGCGCAACGCGCCAACGAGCAGGCGCTGCAATACGCAAAACTTGACCCGTTCCAGCAGGCCAACTTTGCCATCGGTCGTGGTGCGTACCAGTTGGCAGGCGCGTTGGGCGGTACTGACCCGCAACTTCAGATGATCAGCACGCGCAACTCGATTGCTCGGCAGATCAACTACAACGATCCGAATTCGATCATGCAGGGTGTGCAGATGCTCACCCAGGCTGGCGATACGGTAGGGGCAATGCAACTGGCTGACGAGGCGCGAAAAAGGGAAGGCCAAATGGCACAAACCTTCCAGCGTACGGCGGCAGGGCAGGCGTCGCTGGCCGCAGCAAACCGAGAGCGTCAGCAAGCCACACCAGAGAAGATTCAATTGGCCCGCGAACTTGCATTGGCTAAGGGCCAGCCAGGAACTCCTGAGTTTGCATCCGAATACA